CGGTGAAGGTCGGCGAAGCGATGGGGGCGTAGGTGCTCGCCGCCGTTGCCGAGGTGAGCAGGCCGAGGGTCGAGAAACTCTTGTTCTTCCAAAGCCCCGAGGACGACTCGTAGGAGAGCAGGTCGTTGTTGGCCTTGCTGGTCAGCAGGACATCAGACTGCTCCTCGAGCTCCTGGTAGTTCTTGACGACTACCTCGATGACGCCGGTGTTTGCGTTCGCCCGCGTGACGTAGCCGAGGAGCACGCCGTGGTTGGGCTGAGTCGGGAAGGTGGTCGTGAAGCCGCCGGCAGAGGAGGGCGATAGATAGAGCGTGTCCCCGGCCGTGAAGCCGTTCGTGTTGACGTTCTCGAGACGCCCCGAGACGATGACCTTCCCGGTGCCGTTGTTCGCAATCTCCTCCGAGGTGATGCCGATGGTGCTGGCCGAGGAGAGTTCCGAGTTGGCCTGGGCAAGCGTGATCTCGGGGTGGTTCCCGGTGGCGCCGCTGACATAGACGGCCTTTCCCTTGGCGATTGTCGTGCCGGTCTTGTTCGTCCCGAGCATGAACAGGGCGCGGGTCTCGTTGGGCGAGGAGACGTAGGTCGAGTTTGCCGCGTTCCAGATGACGATGTAGCCGTCGGCGGTGCCCGAGGGGAGGGCGGTGGTTTGGTAGGTTCCGTCGGCGAAGAGAATCCCGGTACCGTTAGTCAAAAACTCTAAGTCATTACCAACCCGAATGTCACTAGTTGTATTAAGAACATTAAAAGTGACCTCATCCGTGGTACTGAGCGATTGGTTGAAGGGATTGGCCGCAACCCAGGCGGTGTCGTAGTCCGTGCCGCTGGCCTTCGCCAGCACCTGCCCGGTCGTGCCGCCGACAGGGACGCCCTGCCCGGGAGCACCGTTCGCACCAGCGGGCCCCTGCGGGCCGACAGCCGCGAGCGAGGCGGTGAAGGACACGGGCCCCTCTTCCATGCTGGCGGTGAAAGTCCCGCCGCCGTTGACGGTGATGGTGAGGCTCATAGGTCAGTCCTTGGTGATCTGCGGGAGGACGGTGAAGTTGACGGTCGAGGAGTAGATGACGACCCCGGTGTTGAGGAGGACGCGCAAGTCCCACTTCGCCGCGCCGGTCGCCCACGCCGAGGTGTCCACGGCCGGGTCGGTGAAGGTGATGATGAGGCCGGTGTTATTCAAGGACAGGGTCAGCGGGTGAACCACGCCGGCGGAGTCCAGGATGTCCGAGGTGATGGTCGTCCCGAGGAGGTTCGCCAGCCCGCCGGTCGGGGGCGTGTAGGTGACGGTGCCCGAGAACGTGCCGCCGCGCTTGAAGTTGAAGGAGCTCATCAGGGAGGATTAGGCGGGGTCGAGCACCTGCTTGCGAATGGTGCAAGGGATTTGAACGTAGGTCTGCACGTCGCCGGAGTCGGACACCTGCACCTCGAGGGTGGCGGGCTTGGACTCGGACGTGCCGAGGAAGGTTCCCACGGCCGCCGCGGAGAAGTCCAGGTCGACGTACTTGCCGGGGTAGCCCGTGAGGCTAGAGGTGACGGACAACTCGGTCGAGTCGGCGAGGTTGTAGACCGTGCTAGTCTCCTTGGCGCTCAAGGCGATGCTCCCCGTGAACTCCCCGGTCTGCAACACCTGGGCGGTCGCAAGCGACCAGTCTGTGTCGCTTTGAACGGCGTCGACCAGGGCGGCCTCCATCAGCGAAAGGTCGATAGGGTATTGGATGAAGCGGGTCGTGACGTCCAGGGCCGGGGTCGTGTTCTGGATGCGAACGTTGAAATAGCCGCGGAAAGCCTTTGAGCCGATGGTGAAGGGGGTCACGCCTCCGCCGGCGGTTCCGAGGGTGATGGCAGGGGCGGCGACGGCCGTTGAGGTGGACGTGCCGACGATCTGCGCCGAACCGGGGGCGCCGACCTGCACCTTGACCGTCCCCGAGGGGAACGTCAGAAACTGCATCAGCGAGCCGGGGACGTTGGTCTGGGTGACGATGTACAGCTCGAGGCGAACCTTGTCACCCTCGGTGAAGACGGGGGTCGGGACGGGTGCGAAGTCGCCGTAGGACTGGTACGCGGCCTGCGCCACGGGGTCGATGAACAACTGGTAGTTGGTGAACTGGATTGCCACGGCGGGGAGGTTCTACCCTTGGGGGAAGGTCAAGTGCCCTGATAGTTAGGCTCCGTTCCGACTATCCCGCCTAGGATGTATTCGCCGTCGACGGTGGTCGTCGGGTCGGCTGTCCAGTTGTCCTGGAATCCGGTCGTCGTAGTGCTGCTGGGGGCTCCGTCCCCGTCGAAATACTGGAATGACCTGCTGAAAGTCTGATAGCAGGAAATCATCTGACCTTGTGTTTCCGTGGCCCAGGCGGGGTTCAGGGCGTAGACATACTCGGGGGGGTCGTCATCCGTCTCGACGAGGCTCATGTAAGGCGCGATGGTCGTCGGCTGATAGACGATGCCGGTGTCGGCTCCAAATCCGTACTCGTACGTCTTCGGCTTGCCATCCTCGTACGGAACGGCGCTGAAGGAATACATCAGCTCTGATCCGCTTTCGGGCGGGCTCCAGTTGCTATTCATTCCGCGGGGCATTCCGTAGCCGGATGGCGAAAGGGAGTCCGGGCCGTGGTAAACGTCGTTCTCATACCCCGCATCCGTCGCCACAAAGTCAGTCCTAACGCAGATTGTCCGAACCTCGTTGGGAAGTGAAATCTCGCTTTCGCCGGGAAGCCTGCGAAGCCTCGCCATGATGTAGGACGCGGGATAGTCCCAGACCTTCCACTTGCGGAACGTGCCGCCGAGCAGGGAATAGGTCGCGGAGCGGGGATTGTCTCCGGCCGCGATGCTCGTCATGGCCTCGTAAATGTATCCATCGTAGGACACGCGTTCGCCCGTCGAGTAGGTTTCCTCCTCGTCCCAGGCTGGGAAGGGGCCGTAGCTCATCGGCTAGACCAAGACCAAAGGGCTGTCGCTTCGCCGGGCTTGGCGCGCACGAGCACCTGCGAGGCGTAGACGTACTGGTTGACCGGGCCGGGCTTGCCGGAGGCGACAACCACGGTCGCCAGAAGAAGGTAGCCGTTGCTGTCCGTGTCCGTTTGCTCCGTGTTGTGCGCCTCCACGACAACCGTGTTCGGGAAGAAGACAGGCGGAGCCGATGAAGACGCCTTGATGTAAATCCTCCAGGTGCCGTTTCCGTCCAGCTCTGCCGATGGCGCGGGGATGGCGTCGAGGTAGGTCGTGTCCATCTTGACGACGAGGTTGTTCACCGTCCCGGCTCGCACCCTGTACTTCACCTGCAAACCATCCATGAAGACCGTCACCTTGAAGGGATGGTCGAAGGGTATCTCCGGGTCGCCGGGGTCGGCGATGACAAAGGACGGGCAGCCCGACCCCGACATCTTCGAGTAAACCCCAACCCCCTTGCCGTGGATGCTCATCGTCCAGCGTTAGCGCCCGAAGACGGACGCGGTTGCGTTGAAGGCGGCGCCCAGGCCGAGCGTGCCCTTGCCGTTCCACTTCTTCCCGGGAGCCTTCGCCGGCTTGACGTTGGTTCGCTCGTTGTAGATCGCGGAGTTCCAGCCGTCCTGCGAGAATGAGATGTCGTAGGACACCTTCAGCAAGTCGGCGAAGTATTCGACGCTGACTCCCGTGAGAAGCAGCTGGTCGCGGGTGATGTCGACAGTGATGGGGCCGTTGTTGTCCCGTCCCTGCAACACCGTCAGGTTGACGACGAAGGCGGGGACGCCGTTCCAGGATGGTGTGCTGGCAAGGACTCCGATGGGGCCGACAAGGTTGTAGCCAGCCCAAGATCCGGTTGAGGAAGTCGTGCCCATCGCGTTCTTGAGGTTTGGCAGGGCGGAGGGTTCTTTCGTGTAGAAGTGTCCGGTGATGCTGAAGCCGGGCACAAGGTAGGAGGTGACGCCGTGCCACTCGCTGTACTCGGGGTCGGCGAAACGCTTGAAGGAGCCGTCGCTGTCGTTGAACGAGGCGCCGTTCACGGGGGCGTCCTTGCGGCCCCCGAACTTGATGAAGGCGGGGTGCGTCGAGATGGGCTCCTGGTTGGAACGGAAGCCGCCCGAGACCTGCACCTCCGTCCTGTTCCCGGTGGCGATGCCGACGTAGTCAGCCGAGATGACCTGTATCCCGTTGGCGTCCATCACCGACGACGCCCGGTGGCAGGTCAGCCTCTCGTCGCCGGGGAACTTGGATCCGCGGGCAGGGGCGGCCTTGAGCGCGGCGAGACCGGCGCCGGAAGTGACATTGCCGCTCGAGTTGCCGTGGCTGGTCTTGAACGTGGCCGAGCAACTAAGCAGGCCGAAGCCGTCGTTCTCGATTGTCCATCCGGGTTGGAGGACGGCCGAGGACAGGGAGTTTCCTTTTGATACGCGGGCCATGTTATTTGAAAAGATTGATGACCGCAGTGCCGACCTTCTCGCCTGCGTCCTGCATGGTCTTCGCGAAGGATGAGCCGACGCCCTGCGAGGGCTTGGTGACGTCGGTAGCCCCGGTCATCGGCGGGGATGTCTCCTCAGTCTTGGCGGCGATGGTCTCCGTCGCAATGGCGGTTCGCTCGGCGTATGTCTCCAGAGGGGACGCGCCGCGAGCCACGCCGCCGCCGATCGCCTGAAGGGAAGTCACGGCCATCCCGCTTACCTTGTCCGTCTGCTCCTTCTTGTCCCTAGCGTCGGCCGCGAGCAGGGCGTCCCGCATCTGCTGGGCGCGCTTCCTCTGCTCCTCGGTGCGGGCGTCGGGCTTGGGTAGGTCGGTCTCGTCGATGAGGCCGGTCTGGCGGGCATAGCCGCCGATTAGGTTTGAGAAGAAGTTGCCGATGTTCTGGCCGGCGGTGTTTATCTTCGTGCCGAGCGCGTCATAGGCGGCGGCGTTCTCGTTAGTTACCACCGTCAGCTGCTGCTGCAACTTGAGGAAGTTTTCGTAGTCCGACAGGATGGGTACGATGGACTGCGCCACCCGAGCGCCGACCATCCGGGTCGCGAGGGCGAACTTCTCCTCCTCCGTCCGGGCCTCCTTCATGACCTCGGCCATCCTGGCCATCACGTCCTGCTGGCTGACAAGTCGATCGGTGATGTCCGTCTGGCTGAAGCCCAGCGCCTCAAGCGCCTTCATTTCCGGGCCGCTCTTCGTCGCCGCCTTGTCGAGCAGGGTGTTGACGTCCTTAAGGGCCATGGCAACCTGCGAGACGTCCATTCCGTACTCCTTCGCGGCGAAGCCAAGCCGCTGGTAAAGTTCCGGGGAAAGGCCGAGCTTGGCCGCCTCGTCCGCGATGTCCCCCTGCTTGCCGATGAACTCGGAAATCTTGCTGAAGGCGGCGAGCAGCATCGTGGCCTTTGCCGCGGCCATCGCAAAGCCCGCGCCCACACGCTTGCCGAAGCCGTCCATCGACTTCTCGACCTTGCCCATGGCCGGGGTCGCCTTGTCGTTGGCGACGATGTCAAACTGCATTGCTCGGCTCATGTCTTGGGAGGGGAGTCCTTCACCCTTTGCAACTCGTCAAGGAGGGCCTCGTCCTCGGTGCTCAAGATGTCCAACTCGCTCCCAGCCTGTATGCTCGCCGCGCAGGACAGCCAGATCGCCTGGCACTCGGGAAGGTTCAGCGCGTCCTCTAGGTTGTGGCCGGCCTTTACTAGGTTGGCGACAATCGAAAGCACCCATGGCATCCCCCGGTTTCTGCCTCCCCCCCCTTGGCTTTCCTTGCGTTCCCAAAACTGCGGCCAGCAATCGACCCTCATGTGGTCGTAGGCGTCGTTTATGGCCGTGTTGTAGTTGATGGGAACCTTGAGCTTGGCCGCCTGCCACTTGTCCTTCAGCGTCACTTCCCCCACCGGCTTCTCGGCGCAGACCTTGGCGAAGAAGATGAGCTCGGCGGGGGTGCAGGGGCGGCCCGAGAGAATCGGGTGGTCGAGCGCCTCCAGCCATAGGCGATGCTTGAGGCACCAGGGGAACAGGTCGTAGCCGGCGAGCCGCGTAGCCCTAGGGGTCAGAAACGCCTTTAGAAACCTCTTGTCCATAGCAGGACAGCCACCCTAGGGTCAAAACGCCTCCTAGGGCAAGCCAGAGGGGTCTAATGGCCTATTGTGGGGGAGGTCATAGGATGCCAGCCGCACCCCGTTTGGCCCTGCTACAAATCCTTTTATTTGCTGTTGACGGTAAAGGCGGGCGGGGTAAAGTTGTTTGTATGCAAGCCGCCCTGCCCTTCGCCCCAGCCCTAGCCGGCGAGTGGCTTGAGTCCGACACCGGCGAGATGATCGCCGAGGCAAAGGTCGACGGCATCCGCCTCCTCGTCCAAGTCGACGGCCTAGCCGTCACCGCCTGCACCCGAAACGGAAACCCCGTCTCCCTTTCCCCGCTCGCCGAGGTCGAGGCCGCGTCCCTCGGGCAGACCCTCCTCGACTGCGAGATGGTCGGCGACACCATCCACGTCTTCGACCTGCCCGCCCTCGCCGACTCCCCTTGGCGCGTCCGCCGCGCCGTCCTCGAGCAAGCCTTCGCCAAGGCAGGCCGACTCGACCTCGTCCGCATCGTCCCCGTCCTGCACGATCCCGCAGCCGACGACGGCTACCCCGAGGACACCGACACCATCCTAGCCAAGGCAGTCGCCGCCGGCCACGAGGGCGTCGTCCTCAAGCACCCCGACCGCGCCTACCCTGTCGCCCGCGGCGAGTGGGCCAAGGTCAAGCCCGAGCGCACCCTCGACCTCCGCGTCGTCGACATCCTGGACAACGGCTCGCTGGTCGTCAGCCACAAGGGCCTCCGCGTCAAGGTCGGCATCGGCCTGCCCCGCGCCGTCCGCGACAACGCCGCCGCCTTCCTCGGCCGGCTGGTCGAGGTTCGCTGCCAGGAAGTGACGAAGGCCGGCTCTCTCCGGCACCCTGTCTTCCTCCGCGTCCGCGACGACAAGGCCGAGGCCAACTAAACGAAACAGCCCCCAGGGCGGGGGCTGCGTCCGTCATCCTCGGGAGGATTAGGAGTAGGAGGTGATGCCCTCGTACGAGACGGCAGTCAGGGAGATGAGCGAAAAGCCCTTGTTCTGGCCCCTGTCCTCGAGGCGGGTGATGACGCCGTCGAAGGTGATTTCGTTGCCCGTGAACTGGAGGCGGTCGCCGACCGCGATGTTGAAGGTGTTCGACTGGAGCACGCCCTCGACGCTGATCTCGTTCGTCCGGCCGTCCAGGCGGTGAGTGATGGTGATGCCCGAGGCGTCGGCCACCTTGTCGTCCAGCTCGAAGGAGCGGGAGATGGTGTAGGACTGAACCGTGAGATTAGTGACCGTTCCGGAGACAATCCCGTAAACGTGGGCGGTACCTTTGACGACGGCGGGCATGGTTGTTTCTTACCCTTGGGGGGTTTGTCAAGCGGGCAGGACAACGGCCACCGTGAAGGTCGCCATGGTGCCAAGGGCACGGTCTCCGCGCCCGTCGTCCACCGTCTCGAAAGTGACGTCGTAGCAGGTCGCGTCGCCCTGCGTGGTGAAGACCGTCTTGATGGCGCTCAAGTTCTGCATCGCCCCGAGGATGCCCGCCGACCTGTCCCGGTGGTTCGTCAGGGCGTTCGAGGCGTCGGCCGAGGTGTACAGGTGGACGTTCACCGTGGCGTTGTAGTTGCCCAGCCCCTCGGGGAGGTCGGGAGGGTTGCCCACCGACTCGCAGCTGACGATGGCCTGGGGCAGGGTGTCGGTCGTGACCTCAAGCCCCTTGTAGATGTTCACGCCCGCGAGCTCGGTCTGGGCGGCGAGGTGGGCGACGATGGCCCCCTCGATGATTTCTCGGATGGATTTTGTTCCCATAAGTTAGGCGCCTGGACGCTGGTTGCTGTTCCAGTTTCGGACAATGCGGTTTGCGTAGACTTGGTACGGCCGCTCGGAGATTGCCTTCATACGGCCGGAAATGACTGCGGCGTGAGTGCGGCGCTCGTCGCCCACTCCCTCGGCGTTGCCCCTGTCGTTGCGGATGCGGATGCGCTGGTTGCCTCCGATGATGGTCTTCGCGCGGCTCAGGTTGCCGCCCCCAGAGTGGCGGTAGATCCACTTCGGAATGCCCTTGGAGCCCGAGTCGACGGTGCGGCCGAAGATGACCAGGTTGCGGCCATGCTTGTCGATGATGTCCCACCAGCCGGCCTTCATCTTGCCGACCTGAAGTTGGCGCAGTTTCACGTACCTCTTGATGTTGGCCTCGCTCGTGACGTGCGGGTAGCGCTTGACCTCCTTGGACGGCCGACCGAAACGGACAACCCTGCCGCGGTACTTCTGCTCGTCGTGCAAGGACTTCATCTGCGCGGGGCTAGAGACAACCTTGTTCCTCGGCTGCTTGCCTAGGTAAAGACGCGACGCCCGCTCGAAGGCGCGCTCCACATCCGAGTCGGCGTGTATCTTGCTCAACAGGGTCGAGGAAGACTGCGGGAGGTTCTTTTCCTTCCACGCGATAAAGCGGGACTTGGCCGCGGCCCTGCCGTCTGCGAAGACAGCCGAAAGGGTGGCGTGCTTGGGGGCGAAGATGGCCCGGACATCCTTGTCGATTGCCCGGTTGCCCATTATCTCCGCGGCCTTCTTGTCGCCTTGCCCGCCTGACTCGGCCATCGGTGCCGTCAACTTGATAGCCATCCGGGCAGTGAGGCAGGCTTCCTGCGTTAGGAGGTCGCCAGTCAACTTGCTAAGGTGTTGCCTAAAAGCCTTTAGGTCGCCCTTCACGCGCGAGAAACGCGGGACGATGCTGATGCCGATCATCGGTCGTCCTGGGCTCGCACCATCAGCTCGACCCACGCGGAGCCGGGCTTGTAGGTCGAACCCTCGATGCGGTATTGGCGGTTCCCCTGCTCGGTAGCCACAAGCGTCTTGCCGATAGCCAAGGCGGCGACAGGCGCCCCCGAGGAGACGGCCGCGGCGCAGGCGACCCCATAGGCCGTAGTCCACGAGGAAGTCGCGGCGACCACCCGGCAGTTATGCGAGACCTTGTCAACGAAGCCCCCGGCCCCCAAGTCCTGCGTGATGTTCGGGCCGTCGATGAGGACTTGGAAGGAAGGCGTCCCGCCAACCGCAGTCCAGGTCTGGGCGAGGTCGGCCATGTCGCCGACGATGGCCTTCGCGTCCTCGATTAGCTCGCTGGTCTTCATCACCCTTGGGAGGATGTCAAAAAAAGAGGGCCCCCGTAGGGGCCCCCAAGTCCGTTGCCGGGTCGATTAGACCGTGGACTCGAAGCGGACGAGCGAGGCCGCGCGGCCGACAGCGGCACCGAAGAGCAGGGTCGCGGTGACGTTGAGGTAGCCGGACTGCTCCTGGCCGACGATCACCTGGACGCCGAGACCCGTGTCGGGCTCGATGGCGTTGGCGACTTCCCAGCCGGGGATTTCGGTGTAGGGGAGGGCGGCGGCGACGGCGATGCCATCGGCACCAGCCATGAAGCCCGCGAGATCCTGGGTGTTGAGCAGGTTGCTCCACTGGTACACTTCGGCGCCAGCGAGGGTGCCGACGCGGCCGCTGCGGATGACCTCGGCTCCGAAGCCGTTGGCGCCGACGATGGTCGAGTCACCGAGGATGTCCTGGGTGTACTTGTTGTTCAGCACGAGGACGCGGGGCTCGGAAGCCTGGTTGTCGTCGAGGGTCTTCTTGGCCGAGAGGACTTCGGCGTAGGACAGGGCGGCGCCGGAGACGACGTCCGAGGAGTAGTTGGCGACGGTGATGATCGCGCGGACTTCGTCCATGCACTTCTGCGCGAGGGCGTTCGCGGCGGTCACGGTGAAGTTGTCGATGAAGAAGCCGGCACCGTACTCCTTGATGTTGAGCGGGTCGACGCGGGTCGAGACCTTGAAGTGCTTGAGGGTGACGTCCGCCTTGGTGACGGTCGCGTCATCCTGGGCGAGGTAGCCGGAGGCGCCGAACTCGGTAGCGGTCGAGGTGCCGATGAGGGGAACCTGAATGGTCTTGCCGGAGGCCTGGGGGGTGGAGGTGAACACGCGGCTCATCGAGCGGAGGACGGGCAGCTTGTTCTTGAGGGACGCGATCACGCCGTCGGCGAGGACAGCGGGGGCGGCCTGGATGGAGTTAGCCATGATTAGTGATGATTAGGGGGTGAGGGTTGGGGGAAAGATTACTTGCGGAGGGCGCCCATGATGGCGTTCCGATTGGCGGCGAAGAAGGCCGCGCGCTCCTGCCCGGAGAGGGCGAGGTAGGTCTCGAGGACGTCGGCCTTGGGGGCGGCGTCGACGGCGGGGTTCGTCTCGACAGGGGCGACGCCGACGGAGGCCGCGATCTTGGCGGCTTCCTCGGAGGCGGTCACGGCGGTCTCGGCGGCGGCTTCGACCTTGGCGGCGAGGGCAACCTTCTCGGCCTCGATGGCGGCGAGCTTGTCCTCGGCGACCTTCAACTTCTCGATGAGCTCAAGGTTGGCGGAGACGACGCTCTCCGCGGTGGCGCGGGCGTCGGCGACTTCGGCATCCTTGGCCGCGATGCCCTCAAGGGCGGCGGCGAGACGGGCTTCGATGGTGTCCATTTTGTTTCTACCCTTGGGAGCAGTGTCAAGCGTTCAGCTCGGCGACGAGGGCGGCGAGGCTCGTTCCGAGGCCCGTCACAAGACCCTTGCCAGCGGCCTGCCGGCCCGAGAAGACCTGACCCTCCATGTCGGCGTCGGCGACCATCCGGCGCTTGCTGCGGACGGAGGCGCGGAACTCGGCGTGGATGGCGTTGACCTGCTCCTGGAGGTCGGCGCGCTGGGCGTCCGAGAGGGAGGTGCCGGGGATGCCCGCGCCCTTGAGGGTGCCGGACTTGATGACGTCCATCTTAACCCCGGCCATGTCGAAAGCCTTGGAGTAGTCGGGGATTGCCATGTAGACGCCGACCGAGCCGACGGTGGACGAAGGGGTGGCGACGAAACGGTCAGCCGAGGCGCCGATCCAGTAGGCGGCGGACGCGGCCTCGGTGGCAGTGAAGGCAACCGTGGGCTTGCTCGACTGGGCGAGGGCCGCGGCGGCCTCCTCGACACCCGTGACAGTCCCGCCAGGGGACGAGATGTCGACCACGATGACCGAGACCTCGGGGTCTTCCTCCATCATCTCGAGGGCCGAGGTGAACTCGTCCACGTCAGCCCCGCCGGTCAAAGCCTCGAGGCGGGACAGCCCCTTGCCAATCACGCCCTTCAGCGGGATGACGCCGACTCGGCCGGCCTTGTAAGCCTCGGGCTTCGAGCCGAAGACCATCTTGAGCGTGTCCTCCAGCGCGCCGGCGTTGGCCGCGGCCTCCGCGTGGTCGGCGGCTCGGGACGGGTCGATGAGTAGGGGCTCGCGGCCCTTCAGGGCGTTGGTGAGGAAGCGCATGATGATTAAGGGGTGGGGGTTGTCGACGCCGCCGAGACGGTGCCGGGAGGGGTGTTGGTCTGCTTGAACAGCAGCTCGAAGGGTATCCCGTTGCGGGCGGCGAGGTCGCGGATGAACGCCATGTCGGCGGCCCGCTTCTCCATCTCCTCGCGGAAGTCCATCCCGCGCTGCGAGTAGAGTTCGGACATGGACATGAGGCCCATCTCGATGTCGGCGCGGTCGTTGGCGGCTTCGCGGCCGGCGTCGACGGTGACGCGCTTCGGGGTCGTCCAGGACGCCTTCTGCCAGCCGTCGATGTCGGGCAACTCGCCGCGGGCGATGGCGTCGCCGATGACGTA